GACAATGACAGTCGATGAAGAAAAACTTCATGACTACATAGTTCAATGCATAGTAGCTCCATATTTTGCGACATTTCAAGGAGAAATATATCAAAGATTTACAGGTAATGTATCAGGAAGTGGTAAAACAACTACTGATAATACTATCATGCATATAATTATGGAATTTTATGTATGGATAACATTACATTATGAAAAATACGATGAATTACCTGAATACAAAGAAATAATTGATAAAATTCGTAACTCTTTGTATGGAGATGATAATCTTGGATCTTTTATAATAACAGAATGGGTTCCTGAAGAAGTACAGGATAAAGATGAATACTTTTCTAAACGTTATATAGAAATATATCAAGAGTTTGGTCTAACAATTAAGAAATCAGCTTATAATTTGAGTAAATCATTAGAAGGCTGTGAATTTCTTGGAGGATTTTTACATTTTGATGAGCAATCACAAAAATGGATAGCTAAACCACGTTTATCAAAAGTATCAACAACATTATGTTATCAATTAGAAGGAGATCGAGATGTTAATCAATATTGTTCTATAATACAGGCGATATCTGCTTTAATCTGGCGAATACCAGGTGAAGAATATGATATAATGCGAAAGTATTTAAAAGTATTATCTCAAAGAGTAATATTAGAAGACTCCGAACAGTTATCACAATCAGAAATTACTTTCTTATCTAGTGTTGTGCTTGACACCTGTAATCTTAAAACATTAGTATTAGGGTTGGAGGGTAATGTTTTTTTTACGCCAAATGAAAAACAACGTAATTTTTTTTTTACATTACAGTCAAAGCGGGAAAGGGTGGGTTTTAAAAGCGAGATAGAAATGAATTTCTATAACGATAAAAAAGATGGCTTTAGTATGGCCTATAACTATATGGGGAAGTTAAATGAACTTCTCATGAAGAATCGCCGTACTATGCCACAAATAGATTATGTGAGAAGTGGGCCAGACCACGCTCCAATCTTCGAAGCGCGTTGCTCTCTAGTAAATAGGGACTTTTTCGCTACAGCTCCAACTAAAAAGATAGCAGAACAAAAGATTTGCTATCAACTTTTAGAATTTCTAAAAGAAGGAGTTCCCCCTAAGTCAAAGGTAGTAGAACCACCAAAAGTGGTTCGAGATTGCCCAAGTGGATATGGGGATAATGTAGAGAATTTTGATCCTTTTTCCTATAATTGTGATAAGGATTTCGATGAAGTAGATGAAAGAATGAAAAATGTCAAGTTGGCAAATTTGTATTTTGTAGA